TATCTGAGGCTATCCAAAGCTACACGGAATCAACTGAGCAGTTATTTGTTCAGAACATTCCTAACTTTGTGCAACTCTGCGAAGAGCGGGTGTATAACGCCGTTCAGATTCCTGCTATTCGTAAAAATGTCATTGGTACTTTTACTTCTGGTGATGTCTACTTAGCCCTTCCCGATGACTATTTGGCATCTTTTTCCCTTGCTGTGATTGATGCTAGCGGAAACTACGAGTATTTAATTGATAAAGATGTCAACTTTATTCGCCAGTCTTACCCAAACCCAACGACTGATACTGGTACACCTAGGTATTACGCTCAGTTTGAGCCCTACACGTACATCATTGGACCGACTCCAGACGACAATTACCAGACCGAGCTGCATTATTACTACTACCCGACCACAATTGTTCAAGGTGGTCTTTCTGGTTTTGGTACGATTGTTGGGGGTTCTGGCTATACCAATGGGGTATACGAGAATGTGGCGTTAACAGGTGGTGATGGTTCAAATGGCACAGCTACAATAACCGTATCAGGTGGCGCAGTAACTGCAGTTACTTTAATAAACCCAGGATTTTTATATCTTGTAGGCAACTCTTTAAGCGCTGCTACCTCTACAATAGGGGGTACTGGAAGTGGATTCTCAGTGCCTGTAAATAATATTCAGAACGCAGCTGGCACTTCTTGGCTGGGTGATAATTTTGAAAGTGTTTTGTTGTATGGTTCGTTGCGTGAGGCTATCATCTTCCAAAAAGGTGAACAAGACTTAGTTACATATTACGAGCAGAAGTACCAAGAATCCTTAGCGTTACTCAGAGATTTGGGTGATGGTAAAGATAGACGCAGTGCTTATCGTGATGGACAATTACGATTACCTGTACCTGGACCCGTTAGATAAATTTTTAGGAGCAAAAAATGGCAATTACCCAAGCAATGGCGACAAGTTTCAAGGTTCAACTCTTGAATGGTCAGCATAATTTTTCAGCAGACACGTTTAAATTAGCTCTGTATACCAGCTCAGCTACTATTAACGAGAACACAACCGCTTATTCTGCAAGTAATGAAGTGCCTTCAACAGGTAACTATTCTGCTGGTGGCAATACTTTGTCTGTTAGCGTAACCCCAACAAATACTGGTAACGTAGCTTTTATCTCGTTTACTAATAGCTCTTGGGCAAATGCAACTATTACTGCTAATGGCGCTTTGATTTATAACGCTAACTTGGCAAATGCGGCTGTTGCTGTATTAGCTTTTGGTGGTGATAAGACATCGACTAACGGTACTTTTGCAGTGAATTTCCCAACTGCGGATGCAAGTAACGCTATTATTCGTTTGACCGCTACGTAATTAGGAGAGCCTTATGGCTTTGATTCTGAAAGATAGGGTTAAAGAATCCAGCTCTAGCTCTGGCACAGGCAGTATTACGCTTGGTGGTGCATTTCCTGGCTACCAGACGTTTAATGCCGCCATTGCTTCTGGTTCTACCGTTTATTACACCATCCATAATTTAGCTGCTGGGTTTGATACCGAGTGGGAAGTGGGTGTTGGTACGTTTACATCTCCAGCTACATTAGCTAGAAATACGGTTCTTTCCTCGTCTACAGGATCGCTAATTAACTTTACCGCTGGTGCAAACGGTCTTGAGGTATTTATTACTCAGCCTGCAGAAGAAGCGGTTTATTTAAACAATGCTACTGGTCTAGTGGAAATTGGCGGTAATGGCACAAATACTGTGTCGTTTACCAACATCAATGCGTCTAACGTAGTGATGGTGTCTGGCACAATCAGTACCAATGCTGCAAACGCAACTGACATTACAAACAAACAGTATGTAGATGGTCTAGTTCTCTCTGGTACTCATTTTCATGAACCTGTTTTAGTCGAAGAAGACGTGTCTTTAGATGCAGTTTACGTACAGCCAAACGGTGCTAGTAATGGTGTAGGTGCAACATTGACCAACAACGTTGCTAACGTAGCCCTTGTTGTTGACGGTGTAAGCGTATCTAACACAGCCCGTATTTTGGTATATGCACAGGCTAATGCGGTACAAAATGGTGTTTATACAGTTACTAATCCAGGTGCTCCTGATAGCCCAGGTCCAGGTGCTAAATGGGTTCTAACTCGTTCTACTGACACTGATACATTTGGTTTGGCTAGCTCAACCGAGTTAAGTGAAGGCTCTACTTTCTTTGTTACTTCTGGTAATACAGGTGCTGGTCGGACGTATACATGTAATACCCAAGGCACAATTACTTTTGGCTCAACCAATATTACTTTTGCGCAGATTAGCTCTGCTCAGATTTATGCAGCAGGAACAGGGTTAAACCTTTCTAACCTGACATTTAGTATTGCTAATACAACCGTTGTTTCTGGTCTTTATGGCGATTCAGCTAACGTGTCGGTTATTGAAGTCAATGCGCAAGGACAGTTAACTTCTGCTTCTAACTCCGCTATCAACGTATCTAATATTACTGTTGGTACTTTAGCCAACGATAGAACCACAGCGAGCGCATCAAATGGTGCTTCAACTATCGTAGCCCGTGACGCAAATGGATCGTTTACGGCTAACGTTATTACGGCAACTGATGTTAATTCAACAAATGTCACAGCAACTACTGGATCGTTTACCAACGTATCAGGCAACGGCGTAGCTCTAACGGCTATCAATGCCTCTAATGTTACCTCTGGTACTTTAGATAACGCCCGTACTACAGGTAATACGGCTAACAGCGCAAGCACAATAGTCCTTCGGGATGCAAATGGTAGTTTTGGGGCAAATATTATTTCTGGTGCTTTTAGTGGTGACGGTTCAGCAATTAACGCTATCAACGCATCCAATATATCTAGCGGAACCATAGCTAACGCACGTACTTCTGCAGCTTCTGCTAATGGGGCTTCAACTATAGTATTGCGTGATGGGTCTGGAGGCTTTGGTGCAGGCGATATTACTGCTAACTCTATCTCTGGTAATGGCGTAGCTTTATCTGCAATTAACGCCTCCAACATTGCTTCGGGGACAATTGCAAATGCAAGAACGACTGCTGCTTCTGCTAATGGCGCTTCTACTATTGTTCTGCGGGGAGCTTCTGGTGAGTTTGCTGCTGGAGACATTGTAGGCGCCAGTGCAAATATTGCTGGTAATACGTACCTTGCTGTTTCTAGCGGAAACGTTGGAATTGGTACCGTTTCACCAAACGATACTTTAGAAGTGGCTGGTGCTAATGCTTTTATTCGGGTAAATCGAACTGGTGCTGAGCCAGGTATTAGTTTTAGATATAGCAACTCAGGCACTAACCGTGGTGATATTGCTGTTACTTCTGCTGGTGCGATGTACTTTACTGCTGGTGGTTCTACAGAGCGTATGCGTATTGACTCTAGTGGTAATGTTGGTATTGGTACGGCTAGTCCTGCGGCAAACAGAAAATTAACTATTAGCAATACAGGTCAAGTGGCGGCAATGCGGATTGATGCGCCAACTGGTTATGATTCTTTTATTGAGTTTACAGAAAATAGTTCTGTAACTGCTAATACTTATTGGCAAATCAATAAAACAACATCAACTCACGCTTTGCAGTTTTGGAATGGCTCAGAGCGTATGCGTATTGACTCTACTGGTGCTGTAGGTATTGGTACTGCTAGTCCAGCAAATAACAGCATAAGTATTGCTCGTGGCGCTGGGATAAGTGCATCTGTAGAAATTTGTGCAAACGGAGCAACTCCAGGCAGTACAAACAGCTACACTTTGCTACAAGGTACCGCTGGTGACGCATATGTATATAACCGTGCTAGCCAACCTTTAATTTTTGGAACTAGTAATGCAGAGCGTATGCGCATTTCCGCAGCTGGAGGATTAGGCGTAGGAACCACTTCTGACCCAGGTGCTGGAGCAATCTACGCTACAGGTAACATTACTGCATTCTTCTCGGATGAGCGTTTAAAAACTAAAACAGGTGATATTAAAAATGCGCTTGATAAGGTCTGCCAGATTGAAACATTGCTTTATCACGCCAATGAAACGGCTGTAGCTCTTGGGTATGATGCATCTATACAAGAAGTTGGTGTAACTGCTCAGTCCGTTCAAAAAGTACAGCCAGAAATTGTAGTACCAGCGCCTATTGATAATAAGTATTTAACCGTGCGGTACGAGAAATTAGTACCCTTACTAATCGAGGCTATTAAGGAGTTAAAAGCCGAAGTAGATGCTCTGAAAGGTAAGTAATGACCTTTGGCTTTTCGCCCTACGCAGGAGCCCCGTTTGCTGACACAGGTGAAGTAAGTGAAGGTATTTCAGTTCAGTTAACTGGGGTATCTGCGGTAGGTGTAGTCGGGGATGTAGCTATAAGTTCTGGACAAACCATAGCTGTAACAGGCGTAAACGCAGTAGGTGCAGTAGGTACTGTAATAGTTGAAGCTGATGGAAACGTTGTACCAACAGGTGTTAATGCTGTAGGTGTAATTGGCACGGTTGCGATAGTTGAAAGCGTTACGATTGAGTTAACAGGTGTAAGTGCAATTGGCACTTCAGGTAACGTAGAGGTTAGTGGTGGAGCGGGTGTAAACCTTACAGGCGTAAATGCAATTGGTGTAATAGGCACGGTTGATTTAAGTCTTGGATGCACGGTTGATTTAGCTGGTGTTATCGCTGGAGGCTTAATTGGTAACGTTTCAATAATTGAAAGCGTCACTATTGATTTAACTGGTGTTTCGGCTATTGGCACCTTGGGTAATGTAACAACTAGCGGTACGGGTACGGTTGATGTAACGGGCGTATCTGCTATTGGTGTAGTAGGAACTGTTAGCCCTGCAGCAAATGCTGATGTTAATTTGACTGGTGTGCGTACCAGGGTTAGACTTAACAGGACTAATGTTTGGAGTCTTATTGATACTGCGCAAACCCCAAATTGGACAGAAGTACAAGCAGCTTAAGGATAAATTATGGCAACAACATATTCAACAAGTTTAAAACTAGCCCTAATTGGGGATGGCGATCAAGCTGGTATTTGGGGACAAACAACCAATACCAACCTAGGCACTCTTTTGGAACAGGCTATTACTGGCGTTCAAAGCATTACGATGGTTGATGCTAACTACACGTTAACTAATTTTAATGGGATAGAAAACGAAGCTAGAAATGCAATATTAATAGTAACAGGTACAAATAGCGCAGTACGAGATCTTATCCCGCCACTAGTAGAAAAGCTATATACCATTCAAAACAACACCACGGGTGGGTACGCTATCCGTGTAATTGGGGCTACTGGTACTGGCGTAAATATTCCTAATGGTACGGCTTGCCTTGTCTACTGTGACGGTACTAACTTCTATAGCGGATTGTCTGGTGCAGCAGGTAATTTTTCAATTAACGGGGCGCTTTCAGTTACAAGTACAACTAATTTAAGCGCTGCTTTAACTTATGGCGGTGTAACTTTAGCCAATGCTGTTACTGGTACTGGTAATATGGTTTTATCTGCTTCTCCAACATTTACTGGTGCCCCAATAGCCCCAACCGCAGCTCCTGGAACCAACACAACTCAGATAGCGACCACGGCTTTTGTGACTGCCGCAACAGGCACTCTTGGCACAATGTCCACTCAGAACGCCAATGCGGTAGCTATTACGGGCGGAACACTTAACGGAGTAACTGGAACCGCAGCTGGTTTAACGGTGGGGACTGCTACCAATGCTACCAACGCTACCAACGCTACCAACGCAACAACAGCAACAAATGCAACGCAGTTCCAAGGCAAAACTAAATTAGGTCTTGGTATTACAGGTGAGGTTTGGAACAACGTTACTGGAAGTCGTGTCAAAGGAACTACATATACAAATTCATATTCTTATCCAATTCAAGTTATTATTTCTGGTGGAAAAGGAGGAGACTCAGGAGGAGAGTTGTATATTAATGGCAATAAAGTAGCAGAGAGTTATGTTTCTGCTGCAAATCATCAATGGACTTTGACTGCTATTATTCCTCCGAGCAGTACTTATAAGTGTGATGGAGTGTATGCAACTATTATAACTTGGTACGAACTATACTAAGGATATTAAAAAATTGGCTATCAAACAAAAAACTATTTCTTTGGTAAGTAAAAGAGAACCAGAAAGATCCGCTGGTATATGGGCTTTTGGGGCTGACTATGTTGAAAATTGGGCATATTGGGACAATATTTTTTCTCCAGAAGAGTGCGCAAATATTATTGCACTTGGTGAAAGCTATATATTGCAAAAAGCTAAAGTTAGAGGCGACAATACAAAAATTAGAAATAGTGAAGTTTCTTGGCTATATCCAAATGAAGATACACGTTGGATATTTGAAAGAATAGGCAGCGCAATAACTAGTCTTAATAATCAATTTTTTAAATTTGAGTTACATGGCCTTGCTGAAGGATTTCAGTTTACTAAATATAAAGGGCCATCAGGCTATTACGGGGCGCATATTGACAAAACACTTAATGGCTTAGTTCGTAAACTATCTATTACTATTCAGTTGTCTGACTCAAAAGATTATACAGGTGGTGATTTAGTTCTACATGTTAGCGCAGACCCAGAAACAATGATTAAAGATCAGGGTCGTTTAATTTGTTTTCCAAGTTATGTATTACACGAAGTACGCCCAGTTACTAAAGGAACTAGATATAGTTTAGTAGCATGGGTAACTGGAACACCGTTTAAGTAAAAGTAAATTATGCCAATCCCATCATCAGGTACTATTTCATTAAACACTGTTCAAACAGAATTTGGTGGTTCTAACCCTATTGGCATTAATGAATACTATGCTGGAGGTGGTCGTGTCCCTGCAGGTACGGTTGGTACAAACGGTCCAGTTCCTTCTTCTGGGCAAATTGCTCTTAGTAATTTTTATGGTACTTCAAATATAAATCCCCCTCCAAGTGTTGAATATTTAATTGTGGCAGGAGGCGGGGGCGGTGGTACAAATAGTGGTGGCGGTGGCGGTGCTGGCGGTCTGATTACAGGAACACTATCTGTATCTAAAGGATCTACTTATACTGCTACAGTGGGAGGTGGTGGTGCAGGTGCAGTTAACGCTAATACTAGTTTAGCCGCTACGGGTTCTAACTCTACATTAACAGGCGTTGGTACTACTGTACTTGGTGGTGGAGGTTCTGGTAGAACTGGAACTTATGGTTCTGGCGGTGGGGGCGGTGGTCGTTATGGTACACCTCGTGTAGTAGGCACTGGAACTGCAGGTCAAGGTAATCCTGGCGCTTTAGGTAACCCTAACGATACTGCTGGCGGCGGGGGTGGTGCAGGTGCTACAGGTACTACTGGTCCAAGTGGTGGTAACGGAGGCACTGGATCAGTTTGGAGTCCTGACGGAGTTAGACGTGCTGGTGGGGGCGGTGGTGGTAGAGCTTATGGGCCCAACGGTGGTCCAGGAGGTGGTGGCTCTGGATCTTTAGACGGCGGCGAACCAGATAATGTGCCTTTAAGTCAATATTTTGCTGTTCCAGGCACTGCTAATACTGGTGGTGGCGGTGGCGGTCGTGGAGGTGGTGGTGCTAACAACAGCGTTCAAGGTGCTGGCGGTAGCGGAATTATTGTTATTCGTTACTCCAATGTATATGACAATATGGCTTCTACAACAGGTTCTCCAACGTTCGTAAATACTGGCGGATTTAAGTATTATTATTTTAATGGCACAGGATCCTTTACGGTATAAATCTTATGGCTCATTTTGCAAAATTAAATAGTACAAATACAGTTGTTGAGGTTGTTGTAGTTAGTAATGACGCAATTAACAATTTACCTTTTCCAGAAAGCGAATCAGTAGGAATTGTTTTTTTAGAAAGTCTTTTTGGAAAAGAAGAAAATGTTACTTGGAAACAAACATCATATAACCAAAATTTTCGTAAAAACTTTGGCGCTGTTGGATATACATATAATGATAGGTTAGATGCGTTTATTCCTTCAAACATATGTCCAAGTTCTATCTTAAATGAAGAGACTTGTCTGTGGGAGCATCCTGTCCCTTATCCTACTGATGGGAGTATATATAACTGGGACGAACCAACATTATCTTGGGTAAAGGTAGAACTATGATTAAAACTATTCAGGACTCTATAGACGGTGGCGAATTTAAACCCCGCCATACTATTGAAATTTACTGCCCTAATTGTGGGCGAGATGTGGATGAAGGCGAACTTACTGCCAAAAAATGCAATGACTGCGGGTTTGATTTGTCCGAGCCAGAGCAGCACGTAGCCATCGTAGTAGCTAATATGTCATTTGGTGGTTCAACACTCTGAGGCAAAGAACAGTGAGATATGTCGGACGAACTCGGTTTATCGGCTGGTGCCAAGGGGATCAGCGAGGGGCTTAAGACTGGGCGTGAGGCTGGGCGGGAGATTGGTAAGAACATCGAGGATGTTCAGAAGGAAGCAGTAGATGTAGCGAAGGAACGGGCAAATGCCAAGATTCGTGAACGCAGAGAAGCAGAGTTAAGGAAAGAACGGGCGATATTCAAAGCCCTTGAGGAGTACAAACACCGTAAGAAGATTACGGACGAAGAATACAAGTTACGGATTGACTTTATCAAGCAGTACGGCACTAAAGAGTGGGATAAGTTAATACAGATTAAGACCGAGATTGAGAAGCTAGAGAAAGAAGACCGCAAGTATTTTGATGCGGAGCTGTCAAAGGTTAAGTGGGTGCAGTTTTGGTGTTTCTTAGCGGCTGGATGGATAGCTTATTTTATTGTATGGGGTGGTAAAAAGTGATAAAAAAACCAGACGATGCACTATCTAAATTACTAGCATACGTGGACTCACCGTTTAAACTGTTTGCAGTTATTTTGATGGCGGTTTTAACTTTTGGCGGTTGGTTATTTTACGAAAACCAAGAACTGATTG